TCTTGTTCCGTGGGCCTTGATCCAAGGGCATAGTTTGTTCTCATCAAACCACCCTGTGCCACGTTAGGTCTAAATTGCGTAGTATCAAAATCCTCCCACATTTCAGCTGCTTCTGCTTGTAATCTAGCTATTTCAGATGAAGATAACCCTGCATCCTCACCCTCTTCTTCTATTTGATCTTGTGTCTGTGTTAATGATAAACCAGCTGTAACAGCAGCTCCTATCTTTGTGGGTGATAATACTATATTACCTTTTTTATCTACTTTACTTAACAACTTACTTGATTTTAAATCAAACTCTCCACCAGAACCTAAAAATCCTTGTGTTGGTTTAGTAGCTGCAAATCTAGCTGTTTCTATTTCTCCTGTTCCAGGGACTACACGTTCTTCACCAAAACTTAAATCTTTACCTGCTTCACCAAACAAAAATCTGTCTGCCTTACCACCAAAACCTGTAGGATCAAATAAAGATCTTTCTACACCTCTACCACCAAATAATAAATTTCTAATGCCAAAGTCTCCGGCTTGAGCAGTTCCATATCTAAGACCACCTAAACTTTGTATTCCTTGTCCACCACCAAATCTAAGGTAAGGCGCTCCTAAAGCTGCAGCGGCGAATAAATCTCTAGGTCCAAGAGTCCCTCTTTGTCTAAGTGCTCCAGCTGAATAAACAAAAGGTGCAGCTGGTCCTGTAAAAGGTGCTGCAATCTGCATAATACCTGCTACTTCTTTAGGAACCACCTTCCTAACTGCTTTTTTAACAAAACTTTTTGCTTTCTTTAATAGTCCCATAATATCGTTTTATTGTATTTTTTCATAGTTTACAACTTAGAATCACCGCCCAAAGGCAACGCTTCTACTGTTATTTTAACATCTCTTCTTAGATGTTCTTGTTTAGTGTCTGTATTTGGGTCGTTTACATCAGCTTGTGCCTCTGCATCGGACATGTATTCTTTACCTGTTATAGTGTTGGTAAGAGTTACCTCACTCTGAGGTGTAATAATAGGCACTCTTTTACCGTTAATTTCTTCGTATCTCAATGATGCTTCTTGTTCAATAAATGGCATTATGTCCTCGTTATCTGTAATATTGCAGCCGTCATCTTAACTACGTTAGTTTGTGACGTTTGCATTTTTAATATATCACCTTCTTCTAATATTAAAATATTATTAAAGGTTAGCATATCCGCGCTATCGCTAGCATTTACTACGTTTGTGCTAAACTCAAAGTCAGTGCTAGCAGAGCTGTCTCTAACTTTAGTTGTAACAGTCAAAGCAGAACCATGTGTATTAAATAGTCTTATGGTCTTTACAATAGATGTTGTGGCTGTTGGAGAGGTATACATACTTACATCTGACCCCGCTGAACTAATTGTTGCTTGTATATTTTTGTAAACATTTGCCATTACGATAAAAAGAAATTAAATCTTTGTTGCTCCTCTTTTTCTGTTTCTAAGAACGTTGAATTGAGTTGTTCTACAACTGTAGTCAAAGCCCTGTTAATTTGCTTTTGGTTAGAGATATCATACTCTTGTTTTGGTTCTGGTAATCTAACCACTATCTTTGCCATTATACTCCTCCACCCAACATTCCAGAAGAACCTACTGCGCTTGGACCTTCACCGCCTGTTCCACCATATCCTCCGTCACTTCCAGAATCGATAGTGCCTCCTCCGCTTCTAATTCGTGAAGCTAGTCTTCTTTTTTCTTCTAAGTCTATCTGTCTTAATCGTTCAGCTTCTTCTTCAGCTCGTCTATCTTCTTGTTGTTTAAAGAAGTCAAATGCTCTAGGAGTTTTTGCTCCAACAACAGCTCCAAGAATAGCTGTAAGAGGGTTGAGCCCAAACAATACTGAACCTAATCCCGCTCTGATTAAATTAGATCTCCTACTATCATCAAACAAAGACATTCCTTTATCTGTAAGAGTTCCAATACCTTCTTTAGCTGTGTCTCCAAATTCTTTTAAATAAGATTTTAAACCAATTTTACCTGTATCATCAATATCAAATTCAACATCATACTCTGGAGTGATAGGTCTTGCAGTTGGTAATTGAAAAGAACCAATACCCTCTTGAGGTACGTTTAAATATGAAAAAGCATCTTCTAAATTTATTGCCATTATCTTCTACCGTCTATTTGTAAATCTAACGTTAGTGTGCCAAATCTCCATGATTGGCTAGCACCATCATTTTCTATTTTAATATTTGCGTATCGTCCTCTTGTTCTAGTATCAACTTTGTTTGTCGATGACGTAATAGTAAAGGGACTTAACGTGGTTGCAGTATCGGTTTGTTGTGGAAACCTTTTTACTGACATGGTTATCTTAGCATCTCCTACAAGATTTTTAAAGTCTGGTAGTATTCTTCGCATAAATAAAAAGAATTGACCTGATGTTCCCTCTAAATCTAAATCAAAATCAAATGATGTTATGTTTGATGACACTGTTGTGGTTGTTCCATCAGGGTTAATTTGATCTGTGCCTATCTCGTGTTCAAACAATGTGGTCTGTCCTAATCCAGACACACCAACTATTGCGGGAAATGTGCCCTCTGCAGTGGAGTCAAATTTAGTTCCAAAAGGTTTTGGATATATAGTTCCGTCTACCCAACTTGTTCTAGCTTCTGTTCCTATGTACCAAATAGGTAATTGTCTGCTTTCACCATAGTTGTAAACTACATATTGATCATTGTATGTTGATGAAGTGGTAGGGTAATACCAAGTTACTTCTCCAAATAAATTATTTAATCCAGCCATAACTTGTTGACCTTTTGTAATATCTAATTGATCATAAACATAATCTTCAACAGAGCAAGGAAGTGTCTTAACTGTACCATCGTATAAAAAGAAACCATTTGGACTCATCCAATATGCAACACCATCCACTTCGACGGCTGCATTCTTACCTATAAGTCCACAGTTTGTACCTACTTGTTCAAAACCAAATGTAAAAGGCGCTCCTATAAATTTCATAGTATAAAGAGCATTGTCGGTCCAAATCAAAATAGTTTCTTTAGCTTTTAATGACCCAATAATTCTACTACCATCTTGTAGTCTTTGTGTGCCTGCAGCATTAGTTACAGAAGGCGCGTAAGTATTTATATCTTCTTGGTCAGAAAATCTTATGAACATATCATCTTGTGTTGTGGGATCACCTATCGTTGTTTCTGTTCCAAGATGAATTAAGTGTCTTGTTGTTGGTGATATTAAACTAGCTCTTGTCGCAGTAGGATTATTTCCTGTTGCAAAACCAGAGGTAGTTGTTGCAGCTCTTGTCGTTAGAGGCAGCGTGCCTCCTGCATCCCAAGTAAATGTTTTACCATTAGCAATGGTTGCCACTAATACTTGTCCAAAATTATCTAGTGACCAAAGTCCTGGTTCTAGTTGTACGGTTGATGCGACTGTAGCTTCACCCCAGTCAGAGAAGTTTGTAGCGTCTGTTACAGCTGTCCCGTCCGAGTGAGCAGCTTTGTCTGTTCCGTTTACTCCTCTTACAATAGTTTGTAAATTAGCACCTGCGATAGATGCATAAGATATTAATTCACTTTCTACTAAAATTCTACCTGCAGAAGTAAAGTTTGTTGTTGAAGCTAGTGTAATATTTGTTCCAGATCCACCTGTACCATTTGTATCATTTAACAGCGCACCATTTAAAGTTGATGTTGCAGCGCCAGCAACAGATCCTTGCCACTCAGATATGCCCCAACCATAACCATAAGATTGTGCGGCTGGACCTATTCTAACATAAGGTGCAATATCTATGCTACCACCAGGGCCAGCATTTGCTGGTGTACCTGACGTTGTTACTGTTACTTGAAATTGTGTGGCATTTAAAACATTTGTAACTTGAAATTTTTTACCATCAAAATCAGAAGTAGAATAACCACTACTACCTGGTAATGTAGTGTCATCTAAAAAAACAATATCACCAGGCTCTAAACCATGGGCGGTGCTACTTGTAATTGTTACTAAACTTGATCCTGAAAATGTTTGTATAGTTGCATTATTGATTACAGCGTCTAAGGGTGTTATGTCGTAAAGTTGACCTTCAAAATATAACAGTAAAAGTTTATCTGTTCCGATGGCCACATATCTATTTCCATCTAAATCCACAAACGGAAACATTTTTCTAGCCACACCAACAATAGTATCTGTAACTAAAGAAGACCAACCGCCAACTTTTTCTGGCAGTTGATATCTAAACCTAACATTATTGCAATCAACCCAACGTCCTTCTGCGCCAACAGTTGTGTTTTGTTTGTCTATTCCAGGTGCAAAGTTAACTCTTGTAAGAGGCATAGTCCATCCTCCTACGCTGTGTTAGTTTTAAAAACCCAGCCACGATCTGTATCAACATACACTAAAGTTATGGCTTGACCATTTGTTGACAACACTAAGTTAGACTCAGCGCCATTTATTTTGTGACCGTTTCTATTTACAGTTAAATTATTAGATCCAAACGTTCCTCTAGCATCTACTATTACTAACTCATCACCAGTTGCTGCTGAAGTAGGAAGTGTAATTGTAATTCCTGCAGTTGTTGTATTTGTTAATAGTTGATCACCAGCCACTGCAATATATGTTGTTACCGAAGCTGAGTTCACAGTTCCATAACCTTTTGATAACAGTCCTAGTTTCATGTTTGTGCCGTCTGACACAACTGCAACAGACGCACCTATTGGTATGGGTACACTTGTTCCACTAGCTGTTTGAACAGATAAAGAAAAGAGTGTAGCACCGCTACCTCTTGTTGTAGAGTCCTTCACGATAATAGATCTTTCTGCACCGCTAGGCATAATTAAAGTTCTATTTGCAGTTAAAGTTCCAGTTAATTCATAAAAAGCGTTTTTACCATCAGAAGTTGCACCATTAGTTAAAGTAAGTGTAACGTCTCCAGAAGCCATAGATTGACTTAAATATCCTGTAGCTGATTGTTCTAAAATTTGTAAATTTGTATTTGTTATTGTTCCCCATAGACCAGCCTTTTCACCGGTTGCTATAAGTTCTAGTTTTGTATCTGTAGAAAAACTTGATGCCATATTAATAAGGTTCTATTGGTG